TCAAAAAATTCACTAAAATAATTTTTTTTTTCAGAGCATAAAAAAATTCACGAAAAAAATTTTTCAGGAAAAAAAAATTCACGAAAATAATTTTTTTTCAAATTGAAGATTGTTTTTTTTAGAATTTTTTAATCAAAGACGCTGTTGAAGGACTTTAAGAATTCTTTGTGATGAACAATTGCTTCCTCCAAAGATAATTGAAGGTTATCCATGATGTAATGAATTTCAATTCTATTTTCATTATAGAACCTTTTATCTTCATCGCTTATATCCGATTCTTTATTATATTCTTTAATATCTTCTATATTATCTACTATCTTATTATCTATAATATTATCTATATTATTATTAGAAGTATTTTCTACCCTGTCCTGAATATCTTTCAACTCTGTATTGAAGTTACTTCCATCCTGACTTGAAATATCTTCCATACCTGTGGAAGTATTTTCTATCCCTGTGGAATCTTCTTCTGTCTCACACATCTCATCCTCAACACTAAAGAGTTCAGGTTCTTTCTGAAGATAGATGAACCTTCTACGACCATCAAAATAAGTTTTAACAAATCCCTGTTCAACGAACTTGTTTATTACATTGGTTACCGAGCGTTCAGAGGTTCCCAACTTCAAACTTGCATATTTGTTCGTAAAACAAATATTTTTGGTGTGCCTATGTAATCCTACCACCAAAGACATTAAAGCGTTCTCAAGGGGATTAAAACCCCTGTATGTTTGAAATATAATGTAACTTCCCATCTTACTTAAGTTTTACATCAGTCCAACGAGCATTTTTGTCGTTTTCATTCTTCATACCCAATCCAATCTTTGTAATTGTTTCACGTGAAATAGTTTTGGGTTCAGTTAATTTGTCTTTGTGATTGCATCTTAATGATTGATTAATTTTCTTTGCAATTTCTTTGTGAGTTAAATCACCTTCAAGTAACAACTGCTTGATGTGCTTTACCATTAGTTCTGTGAGTTTTTGTTTTCCCATTGTTTTTATAATTTTAATTGTTTATATTGTTCCAGATAGACCACAAAGATAGGAAAGATTTTTGGTTTGTCAAAACTATTTATAGAAATGAAGAAACAATTTGAACAATATCTTTCAAGAAGAATAATGACTGAAAATGGATGGGCGTTCTTCTGTAGGATATGTGGGGAGTACAAACCTGAAACTAACTTCTACAATTCAAATAAAACAAAGTGGGGTATTGATAATAAGTGTAAAGAACATTACACTAAAAAAGAAGATGATGATAAAGAGATGGATTATATTAAATTCAACCCCCTGAAAGAAACTGACTTTATTGAATCTCAAAAACTATTAGAGAGAATGGGATATAAGTTTGGACCCCATCAACCCAGCATATCAGAACAATTTAACAAAAGACATGGATTGTAATTTTCAAATTTGTAGAAGATGTAATGAGAATTTACCAATTGATGCGTTTAATACACACGGTCATAACAAATCAGGTATCTCTTATTATTGTAAGGAATGTTACTCAGACATGAGGAATAAAGTCATTGATGATAATCTTCTCAATGATAGGACCAACGCTCTTGAGTTGTTACAGAGAATTGGTTATGACCCAACCAGAAACATACACGAACAATTTATTGAGAAACATTTTTCAAAATAAATTTGATTGTTTCAAGAATCGTTCTTACCTTTGTGGTGTTCGTTCATAAAAGCCCAATATATAAGACACAGTTTTCATACCCCATAGGGAAGAGTTAGGGCTCTCTTCCCTTTTTTTTTGCCCCATTTCTCTTTTTGTAAGACCCAAAAAATTCACGAAAATAATTTTTTTTATTTGGAAGGTAAGAAAATATTTTGTATCTTTGGGGTATAAAAAAAATTATTATGGCACAGAGTAAAGATAGACAAATCGCAACACAGAGTTCTTTGAAACTCGTCAATGATTGGGCAACTTCCTGCAATCATTGTCTAACATTAAAGGAAGTTTGTGCAATTACAAATGTGATTGTTGATTATATTGAAAACGGATATTCAAAAGAAATAGGAACAAGGTTGGATGCAATCCAAGACCACATAGAAAAGTCCAAAAGATAAAATTTGTATTTTGTTTTTCTCCTTAAAGAACCTCAGGATTATTCTTGGGGTTTTTTCTTGCCCCTGAATCTATCCCACAATCTAAACACATTCAACATTAATCCAGTTATAAGTAATAAAATTGTAATCTCACCTTGAAACTGCATAAGGTATGCCAATACTCCTGCAGCGGAAACTGAATTCGCAATCGTATCTTTTTCCATATCTTTAGTTTGTTGTGTGTCCATACCATGTAGGGAAACTTGAATCCGCACATAAGGGACCCATTGCGTTATAGTTTGAACCCCACTTCTTCGTGTAGTAATATCCAACACCAGGAAGTGTTATTGGAGATTCAAATGCTGTTTTTGTCTGTGGTGGTAATTGACCATCGTTTAGGTTACCATTGTTGTATTCAGGATACCAAGATGAACGGAACAACAAATGTCTTCTCATTAAGTTATCATTGAACTCCGCTTGGTTCTTTGCATTTGATTTAAGATACTGGAAAGTTTTTAGGTCAATTGGTTGTCCCTGTTCACTTCTATTTTGCACCAATCCAATGTTGATGAACTTTACCCAAAAATTATCCAATGCAAGGTAATATGAGTAACTAATTAATGTTGGTTGGATATAGTTATCCAATAACAATTTATAGTTCGTATGCTGAGGTAAATTGATATCTCCTGTATCTACAAGTTCTAATATCTTTTCGTATAAATTCGTTCCAAGAGTTTCTTGAATTTGTATTGTCTGTGCTTGTGAAATACAAAAACGAAGTTCACCTGAATCAACATTTTCGTTAATTGCGGTGTTGTCTTTTAACTTCTGTTCTGATATGAGTAAAACATTATAAATCATTATAGTATTGATTGTTGTGTGATTGCCAAGTTAATCTCCTCATTTGGATATATTAATTCAAATACATCTTTAAGTTGTCTATTCATGAATGTTTGAATTGGTTGAATAGATGTTCTTAAAAATAAGTTGTAGGCTGTTTGAAGTTGGTCCGCACTTGATGTAAATCCACCAGGATTTGGTAACCCGATTAAAGAACCGTCAACCACTTTGTGACCTGATAAAATTTGTTTTTGTACAAGTTCAAATACCTCAGAATAAAATCCTTGTTGTAGGTTTGATTGGATTTGTGTAATCTCAGGTTTTTCATTTGAATCACCATAAGAAACAATTACCCTACCAGCATTTTCTGAACCTTGATAACGAGATTCAATGCTTCTTAAAATGGATGTTTGTTCCTCTTCTGAATCAGGACTGGGGGTCATAAAATGCACCCACAAACTTGGATTGGCTCCATTAATTAAATTAGAAAGATTATAAACTGTAATCTCGTGATTTAATTTAATATCGTTAATTGTTGAAAGATAATCAGGTGCTCCGTAATACTCATAACCTGGTTGGTATAAACGAATGTGAACTATCTGTCTTGATTCGTAATTGGTTGGGTCAAATTCACTAAACTCAATTATACCCGTTTTCTTCCAATTTACCCAATCTCTACAATAATAATATTTGGTTGCTGGGTCACCCATCTCCTCAGGTTTTCCAACTCTCATATATTTGGAAGGGATTACATGAAATCCTGCAAGTCCCTCGGCTCTTGATTTTCTCCACACTACCTCAAGGAATAAATTACCTGTTGTAATTAATTCAAAATATAATTGTTTTGAAACATCATTTAGATATTGTTTTGAGTTAATCTTATAGTCATTAACATATCCTGCACCAACGCAGTTATCCACCTTGCTTCTAATACAGGCGTTATGAATTGGAGATGCATCCAATAATCTATAAAGTTCTTCAACGAACATATTATTGGCTCCCCATCTAATGAAGACCTCGTTCCTATTTACCACCTCATTAAAGTTGGTAAGTGTACTTTGTCCGAATTGTATTTTTTCTATATTAATCATCCTTCGTATATCTTATAAATATTAGTTGTGCCGGTATAACTGATTGGTGTTGTTGATGCTGAATAATTAACAACACCTATTGTCTCATATACAACATCATAAGCAAGTGATGGATTTGTGTTTCCCGACATTGAACTTGATTGTTCCCAAATCTTAATATAATACTCACCGTCAATTAAATGAACATTTGTTTGTCCTGTTGTTGTTGCTCCTGTTAAAAATTCAGGAATTGAATTATTAATTTTTATACTAAAGAAATCATATCCTGGTGCATAATTAACATTGGTTGGATATTGATATGGTACAAATCTCCAAACCTGTCCTGATAATTTATGTTTCATGGACCACAAATAAGAAACAGAACCTGTTAGTTGTTTATTTCTTGAACAGGTTGCTGCTGCTAAATTATTACCTTCGTTTAGTATAATCATCTTTTAATATATGTTTCTTCCTAATGTGGTGTGGAATGTGTTTATTAGTCCATCAATCGTATTTACTTCACTTGGGGTTAAATAATCACCACAGAATACCGACTGAACCCTACCATTATAGTATTGACCCGAATACGGACTACCATTTAC